AGAGGATCTCAAAGACGACCTTAAGCGCATACAAGACAAGGGTATGGCTTTTTTAAAAGCATTTAGCGTTAGCAAAGTTAAGCTTGATGATGTGTGTTTTTATGATTTGGTGCCTAAAAAATACTTGATGGAATATTGTGAAATTAAGAATAAGATTTCTAAATATGTTTTTGAACACTACAAGAAGCCAGCAAACTATGATTTTCAAATTGACTTGGCTCGACTGTTATATAAAATATCAGCCCGTGAAATTAGCATCTCTAATGAGAGGATACCTGGCCTAAGCATTTCGGAAAGAAATAAATACCAGCAGGCTAAAGACTTTAAAAAAATTAGCTATAATCAGTGGGGTAGTAAAACTGGTAGATTGACAACCAAACAAAATAGCTTCCCAATACTGACATTGCCAAAAACCTTGCGCAGCATGCTTGTGCCCAACAATGACTTGTTTGTTGAGCTAGATTATAACTCTGCGGAGGCACGCGTAGTGTTGGCCTTGTCGGGAAAGCCCCAGCCAACAACAGACATTCACGAGCACATTCGTCAAGAGGTGTACAACAATAAATATACACGTGATGAAACTAAGCAAAAAGTGTTTGCTTGGCTCTATAATCCAAAGGCACAAAATAAAAAGCTATCGTCATACTTTGATAAAGAAAACCTTTTAAATAAATATTATTTGGATAGCGTGGTTAACACGCCGTTCAACAGGCAAATGATTGCTCCAGAGCCAAAAGCGTTAAACTATCTTATTCAAAGCACAGCTAGCGATATGTTCTTGAGACAAGCAATTCAAATTGACAAGCTTTTGGAAGGCAGAAAGTCAGAGATTGCATTTTGTGTACATGATAGCTTAGTTTTGGATTTCGCACGGGAAGACAAAGACATTCTTCAAGATGTAATGGATCTCTTCAGAGAGACTGATCTGGGCAGTTTTATGACAAATGCATCGATTGGAAAGAACTATGGTTTGATGAGGAGTCTGCAGTGAACATTATTGGTATCGGCAGCGCTGGCTGTAAAATCTCAAACTATCTTTCGAAATACAGCGTCTATAATACGTTTCAAGTGGATGTGCTTGATGAGCAATACGCTAATTTTATAAAGGTGGCTTCCAAAAACACTCATGAAGAGTATGAGACCGAATATGAAAACTTGAGTCTAGATGATATATCTGGGCCAACTACCGTGATCACTAGCGGGGCAGGCGCCATATCAGGCATTGTTTTGAGGCTTTTAGAACAAATCTCTACAAAAACAGAGATTAGTGTTTTGTACATTAAACCTCGCACATCAGAAATGTCTTCTTTGCAGGCCATGCGACACAAGGTGTGCGGTCAGGTTTTGCAGCAATATGCAAGATCAAATATGATTAAATCAATGATGATGATTGACAACGAGAGAGTTGAGTCTATAGTACCAAACATTGAGCTTGACAATTATTGGGAGCCAATTAACATGCTAATAGCAGAGTCTCTTCACATGATTAACGTATTGAAAAACACAGAGCCTCTTTTGAAGAGCAACAACATGATACCACAGACAGCTAAAATTTCAACTATATCTGTGGTTGATTTTGAGAACAAACAAGAGGAGATACTCTATGATTTACAGTATCCCCGTGCGAAGACTTATTATCTAGCATTGAGCGAAGACTTTATGAAAAACAACAAAGGTCTTTTAAGTGATGTCCGCGCATTCGTAGCGGAACAGCAAACAGAAAATTGTGATTGTGCATATGCAATCTACAAAACAGATTATTCACAGAATTATGTATACGCAGTACATCATGCGTCCTTTATTCAAGAACAAAATATAGATTTATAGTTTACTTCTCAGGGAGTGTACTTATTCTTTAAACAGATGTTCGAGAGATTCATCGGCATACTCTAATACAAGGAGATTATAATGGGTATTAATTTAGATAAAATGAAGGCAAAGCGCGATGCCTTGGAAAATCGTGACACAAACAAAAGCGTCTTTTGGCGTCCAAGCGATGGAGAGCAGACAATCCGGATTCTGCCTTCGCCAGACGGAGACCCTTTTAAGGAATTCTGGTTCCACTACAACCTGGGTAAAAACCCGGGATTCTTGAGCCCCAAGAAGAACTTTGGCGAAGACGATCCGCTTAACGATTTCGTACGCCAGCTTTTTAAGGACGGCTCGGAAGAGAGCGTTCGCATGGCCAAGAACCTCTCCGCGCGTCAGCGCTTCTTTAGCCCGGTGGTTGTCCGAGGCGAGGAAGATCAAGGTGTGCGTCTGTGGGGCTATGGCAAAACAGCATACAAAGAATTGCTAAATCTCGTTCTCAATCCTGAGTACGGTGATATTACGGACCCCACTGAAGGTACGGATCTTGTCATTCACTACGGCAAGCCTGCCGGGGCACAGTTCCCTCAGACTAATATCACTCCTCGTCGCCGTCCCTCGGCTCTGGCGGGCACAGAGGAAGAGATTGGCAAAATGCTTGATTCCGTACCTGACACTTCTCAGGTCTTTGAGCGCAAGACTCCTCAAGATATTCAAGTAATGCTTGATGAGTTCCTGCTTGGAGAGAACGATGCAGAAGATGTTTCTAGTGAATCTACACGAGGCAACACTTCTACTAGTTCAGTGGATCAAGCATTCGAGGAGCTTCTCGGCTCTTAGTAGTGAACCGCAGGGGGGCATGGGTTTATAGATGCCCCAACTTCAACAATAGCGAGGATTAAATAATGAAGTATTTTATGACGACAATTATGTCGACACTCTTTCTGCTCGGCATGGTTGCTTGCGGTGATGATTCATGTACAGAGGAAGCTGCTCCGGCTGCTGATGCTGTGGTGCAGTCAGATTCTGCCAGCGACAGTGTTGGTGAGTCTGAAGATTCCGTAGAGGAGGCTTCCACAGACTCCGTGGATGGTGCTTCGTCTGAAGACGAGGCCGCTTCTGATGCAGAAGCTTCTGAGTCATCTGAGTGATTGTTAACCGCAGGGAGGCATGGGTTTATAGATGCCTCATTTTAATCCGGAATAGCTCAGTTGGTAGAGCAGGTGGCTGTTAACCACCGGGTCGTTGGTTCGAGTCCAGCTTCCGGAGCCAAACTATCCATACATTCAGGAGGTCAATGATGGCGAGAAGTAAACTAGGTAAACTTAACTTGGCAGAAATGCAAAAGTTAATTAACAAGAAGGCCGGCCAAAGTGTTGCGCACGACCTGACTAAGAACAACCCAACAGAGGTTGAAGATTGGATCCCTACCGGATCTAGATGGCTTGACAGTATCATTTGTCGTGGCCAATTAGCTGGTATACCAGTTGGAAAAATTGTAGAGATTGCCGGCCTAGAATCAACTGGCAAATCATACATGGCAGCACAATGCGCCGCGAACGCCCAGAAAATGGGAATTGATGTTATCTATTTTGATTCTGAATCGGCAATTGACCCCTCCTTTCTAGAGAAGGCTGGGTGTGATTTGAGTCGACTCTTGTACGTCCAAGCGCAGAGTGTTGAGTTTGTCCTAGAGACAATTGAAGAGCTTATCGGAAGCAACGACAATCGCATGCTTTTTATCTGGGACAGCCTTGCGCTCACCCCGGCAATCAGCGACGTCGACGGAGACTTCAATCCTCAATCTTCTATGGCTGTGAAGGCGAGGATCTTGGCCAAGGGTATGTCAAAACTGACAGTACCAATTGCTAATTCAAACTGCACGTTCTTGGTCTTAAATCAGCTTAAAACAAACATTACCAGCAACGTTGCAGAGGCGATGACGACGCCATATGTCACACCAGGGGGTAAGGCGATGCATTATGCATATTCTTTGCGCGTTTGGCTAACTAAGCGCAAGGCTAAGGCGTCATTCCTTTTGGATGATAGTGGTTTTCGTATCGGTAACGAGGTCAAGGTTACTCTCAAGAAGAGTCGCTTTGGTACCGAAGGTCGCCAGTGTACGTTCAAGATTATGTGGGCTGGAGATGTTGGGATTCAAGATGAGGAAAGCTGGTTCGAGGCTATCAAAGGATGCGATAGTGTTAAGCAATCAGGTGCATGGTATACCCTTGTACACGAGGACGGTAGCACTGATAAGTTTCAGGCTGCAAAATGGAAAGACAAACTTAAGGATGAAAAGTTTCGCAAGCGTGTACTCCAGATAATGGATGAAGAAGTTATTATGAGATTTGAAAAGAAAACTGGTGCAGCAGAGGAATTTTACAATATTGATTCAGACAGCGAGTGAATACTTCGAAAGTTGAACTAATTATGTATACCGGAGATATCACACATGGAAAATATTAAATCACTTGTCAAAGAATATCTTAGAGATACATTATACGAAGCTGATATTATCATGCGCTCAGATCGCGAAAAAAGATTAACTATCATCACAGATAACTTACGAGGCGTTTGTGGTATCACGGTCGTAACTGTCAAAGAGGCTGCAAAGCCGGTCTCTGCGACGGTCGAGCGCACACCTTTAAAAGTAAAATTCTTCTTGCTTGGAACTTCTTTAAAACAACATTTGGCTAAAATGCAAATGGAAGCCAGAAAAATCGATGGAATATACTCTTTCATCGCCACCAGTGTTAACAAAGTAGAAGATAGAATCTACCGTAGCAAATAGAGGAAAAAGTGAAACAAGAAGGACGTGTGCTGATCATTGATCAGTTAAATTTATTTTTTAGAAATTATATTGTTAACCCAAGCCTGTCTCAACATGGCTTTCCAATTGGAGCCCTTCGAGGCTGCATACAGAGCCTACAAAAAATAGCCAGAGAGACTAAGCCTGACATGATTGTCATATGTTGGGATGGTGAAGGGGGCTCGAAAAAGCGGAAGCTGCTTAAGAAAGATTACAAAGCTGGGCGAAAGCCTATCCGTTTAAACCGCAATGTTCGGAATCTTACTGAGCAAGAGGAAGTTGAAAACAAAGTTTGGCAACAAATGCGCTTGGTTGAGTACTATAATGCATTGCCAGTTGTACAGTTTATGTTTCGCGGTACAGAGGCTGATGATATTATTGCACATGTTGCGCAACTACCACAGTTTAAAAACTGGCAAAAGGTTATTGTGTCTAGTGACAAAGACTTCTTCCAGTTGTTAGATGAAAACACAGTCCTGCTTCGCCCAGTGCAAAAAGAAGTTTTAAATCGCCATAAGATTTTAGAAAAGTTTGGCATACATCCAGCTAACTTCGCGATGGCACGTGCAATGGCGGGGGATAAATCTGACAACATTGAGGGCTTGGGCGGCATTGGTTTAAAAACAGCAGTTAAAAGATTTCCCATGCTAGCCGGTTCCGACCAGGTTACTTTTGATGCACTGACCAGCCATTGTAAGCAAAGGCTAGAAGAAACTTCAATACGTGCATATGAAAACGTATTAGAAAAAGAAGATGTATTGCGCCGGAACTATCACATGATGCAGCTTTACACTCCAATTCTCTCAATCGATGCGAAAAAGACAATTCAAGAAACGTTTTCGGATCCTGACCTGACCTTTAATCAAACAAACATGCTTGCTATGATGTTACAAGATGGATTTGGAGAAGTTAATTTTTCAGATCTATATGCACATTGTAATAGAATTTGCCTAGACAACAAGTGATTTGTTTTTAATATTATAACAAGAGGAAAAAAACATGACAGAAGGCATTAGCTTTTCCAAATATGGAAAACAATTTCAAGAATCACTAGCGCAATTAATTTTGCAAGACAGACCTTTCTCAGATCAGATTGAGGAAGTATTAGATGTTAGCTTTTTTGAACTTAGGTATCTTCGCATTTTTGCATCGATGATTTATAATTATCGACAAAAGTATGGAGTGCACCCAACTGAGAAGATTATTGCATCGATGTTGAGGACGGAAATGGATAAGTTTCCAGAATCAGTTCAAAAACAAACACGAGATTATTTCGCCAGAATTCTTATTAAGACAGTTCAAGACGAACAATATATCAAAGAGACGAGCTTAGATTTTTGTAAAAAACAGAAGCTTAAGGAAGCTTTGATGAAGTCTGTTGACTTGATTCAAAATTCGTCTTATGACGAGGTAAAAATTGTTATTGATGAGGCTCTTAAGCTGGGGACGGATAACAACTTTGGCCACGACTTTAAAAAAGATTTTGAGTTGCGATACGAGCTTAAGGCTAGAAATCCAGTCTCCACCGGCTGGGAGCGCATTGACAAGCTAACAAAAGGTGGTCTAGGTTTGGGTGAGCTTGGTGTTGTGATTGCGCCAACTGGGTGTGGTAAATCTATGGTTCTTGTTCACCTTGGAACACAGGCATTAAAAGATAGCATAAGATATGGTGATGACGAAAGTCCTTTTGATAAAAAGGATAATGCAGAAAAATTTAAAGATTTACTTCTTGCTACAAATATATTTGGTTGGGGTACTTTAGTTAATCAAGCTCTTGAGTCTAAAGAATTTGGTTC